TCGCGGTCAGCACTTCAGGAGGAGGAGGAGGCGGAGCGTCTGTCTTCACGGGACTGGCCGATGTCCCGAACAGCTACTTGGGCCAAAACAGCAAGTTTGTTGCGGTCAACAGTGACGCGGACGGCCTTGAGTTCACCGACGCCATCACTAGCCTCGGCAGCCTGTCTGATGTCAACTTCGGCAGCAGCACCCCGAATGACGGTGATGCGATCATCTACGACGGCGCGTCCAGTTCTTGGCTGCTGTCTCCCGCCGCAAGCATCGACCTGTCTGGGGCCAACGCTTACCAAGAAGGCAACCTCTTGGTCGGCAACGGCAACGGCAGCTACACGCCTCTAGGCAACGGCACCAGCGGCCAAGTCCTGACGGTCAACACTGCTGTCGCGGGGAACCTTGAGTGGGCCGCGGCATCAGGCGGAACTGGCGGCGACATCATGGCCGTTCAGACCATCAACACTCAGGGCGACATCACTGTTGACGATGGGCAAGCCATCCCGTTCGACGGCCTCCCCACCAACCGCGGCACCACCTTCACGCAAGTTGCGACCAACACCTACTTGAACCTGGGCTCGCTTGGTGGCATTGCTCACACCACGCCCATCAACAACGCAGGCATCCGGGTCAGCACTGCGGGGATCTACAAGATCGAGTGGCGCATGACCATCCGCAACACTTTCGCGACTGACCTCGCTGCTCTTGGGCGTCTCTATGTGCGGCCCGCAAGCTTTACGACCCAAGCATCGACTCCTGTGCAGTACAGCACTGGCGTGATGTACATCCCCGGAGGCAAGAACAGCATGGTCGCGGGAACGGCTTACATTGATCTGGACGCCAACGACACGATCATGCTGACGCTTGTGGGTCAGAACGCGGGCACGCTTGTCACTGAGGCGGCCTCGATCAACAACTTCGAGATCGTCGGCCAGCAGGCGTTCATGCAGATCGCTAAGGTGTGATATGGCATTTGCAGTCAACAAAATTGGGCTGGAGAAGCCTTACATCTCGTTCAGTTCCCTGTCCTACTACAACTCCTTCAAGGCGTTTGGGCTGGGTCCTGACACGGTTCTGGACAAGAACAAGTTCTGGTCCATCTACCGCAAGGACGACTCTGGCTCGTACCAAGTCCCCATCGTCCTGACCAAGGCGGCTGAAGACAATGTGGTGGTGACTTGGTCGTTTAGCGGCTCTGCTGTTGACGGAACCCACTACACCTGTCCGATCTCCAGCATCACGATCAGGCCAGGAACGCTGATCGGCTACATCCCGATTGAGATCATCGACCGGGGTAAGTGGTTCAAAGAGAAGGACCTGATCATCACGCTCAACGCGCCGAGCAACACGATCCTTGCCAAGGATCAGGACAAGGTGCGCATCGTGTTCGTGCCGTCTACCGCTCCCCCGGAGATCACGGTCTCCACTACGCTGACGGGAGGCTTTGGTGCCACCAACCTGCTCAACCCTGAAACCGAGTGGACTGTCGGAACTGGTAGCGTGGGCGATTGGACAGCGGCGGGGATTGTTGCTGAAAACTCCCGCCAAATTCTAGCTAATCCTTACGGGGATAACGCAGTCATCTGGGTTGGGGAAAACATTGAAAGTGCGCTTGGCTTTGACGGAGGATATCAGCGTCCGATTGCTTCTGTAGACCCAACTAAGTTGTATAGAGTGTCTTTTTGGCTCAAGAAAGTGGACCCTACTGATGGGCACATTCTTTGGCAGTTCTGGAATGGTGTTACGCGCCCTATTCTTGGCACTTCCGTCAACTTGAACGACATCTACTACAACTCTCTAAGCAATTTTCCATCGGAATGGGTGTTGTTTGTCACTTATATCCACCCCTATACCGCAACACTGTCCGACGCAATAAGCGCAAAAGGGTGCTACACCACTGACGGCACTAAGCTGTCTGTGGACCCCATCAACGAGTTCAGGTGGAAAGACGCGAGCGACACTGCGCTCTACATGCGCGAGGGCTTCTACAATGACCCGACCGACAACAACGAAGAAGTCCACTTATGGGACCCTCGCGTCGAAGTCGTTGACGGCACCGAGCCGTCGATTGCTGACCTGCTGGGCGGATACAACACCAACAGCCTCCCCGCAACCTTCACGGCCTCCTACGCTCCTGAAGAGGACATCACGGTGCGCTACAAGGTCAGCGGCACGGCTGCTGGCGGTGTAGGTGCCAACAGCGGGGATGCCACCATCCCTGCGGGAAGCACCACGGCTACCCTTGGGCTGCCCTATGACGGCACTCACGCTTCTGGATCGACTGTGGTGCTCTCCGCTGATTATGAGCGGAACACTGTGGCGTTCACTGAGCTTGATTGGGACCCTGTCCAAGGCTCCTTCTCAGTGCCTCGAGATGTTCACATCGACGAGAACATGTGGCCTCAGAGCCAAGACCTTGTCTCGGCAGGCTTTGACCAAAGCGTCACGAGATCTGCTGACAAGCCTTGGTGGCCGGGTTACCCGACTCAGTGGGGCATCGACGGGTCCATTGAAAGCACTGACCCCAGCCTGACTGGCTACAAGGTTGACATTGTCGAGCAGTCTGCAACCACCAAGATCGTGGACCCCGTTACGGGCAACGCCATCAAGTGGTTCGTCCCGAACAACCATATCGTCCAGTTGGTGCCGTACCTCCGCAACGCCTTCAGCCTGACATGGCCTGGTGGACGCAGTACGGCGCACCAACTCAAAGAGTGGACTCGCGGAGCGTTCCGCATCATCCCTATGGATGCTGCTGACATTGACCACCAAGCTGAGTTCTTTGAGATCAGTCAGCGTGTCCGCACGCAGAACACGAACCATGTGGCGAAGTTCAGGTGGAAAGATGTGGGATCTCCGGGGTTCGGCACTGGCACGCCGGGGCTTGCCTCGAACGGCGAGACTGTCCCTGTGTACACGCCGCCGAACTACCCGAACATCCGCATCTGGCTGTGGGACCTTGTGAACCCGCACCCTGCGGCGGTCTCTTCGGGCTGGGCAGGCGGCTGGGGCACTTGGTACGGCGCGTTTGAGGACGAGCACGGGCTGGGTGTGTACTTCATCCACCGTCTCGACACTGCTGTCACTTGGGGCGGCAAGGTTGAGACCCCGGATGTGGACAAAGGCAACCACATCCTGTGGCCTGTCGGTCTGGACGAAGGTCTTGCGAGCGTCAAGACCAACCAGACGGGCATGCTCTGGCACTCGATGCAGACTCAGATGTCCAGCAGCCCCTTGTCAGGGCCGCCGACCGACTTCTGGCCTGGCCTTGGCACGGTGTGGACCCCCTGGGGCAACGCTGTGATTGATCCCGCGACAACGACTAGCGTGACTTTCACGAAGGCATGATCCAGTGGAGCAATACCTTGCCATCGCATCCGGCGTAGCGGGCGGTCTGGCAGTCAGCTTCAAGCTGCTCAGGTGGGCGTACAAGACAGCCCAAGATGTGCAGCAGAAGCTCGACACCATTGCGGAGCTTTCTCAGGAGCTTGTGCCTAACGGCGGAAGCTCTCTGAGAGACTCCATGAATCGTATCGAGCAGAGCGTGGTCTCGCTGACCTCGAAGCTGCGCATGATCGTCCAGTTGAACGAGTGGGACGCCTTCGAGACGGATGCTCAGGGCAACTGGACATGCTGCACTGGCACCTTTGACCGCGCCACGGGGCTCGAGAAAGATCAGATCCTTGGCTACGGCTGGATGAACGCCGTGCATCCTGATGACCGCAGCAGGGTTCTTGAGGAGTACAAGCTTGCCATGCGCCAGGAGCGCGACTGGATCTGCAAGCTTGGGATCAAGAACATCCAGACGGGCCTGACGGGCGAGTACCAGATCAAGGCCCAGTGCCTTCGCCTGAACGGCCAGATGTTCGGGTACTTGGGCATCATCGAGAGAGACTACTCCGAGGAGGAGACACTTGACTGATCAGTTCGCAACGCTGCACGGGGTCTTGGTCCAAGAGCTTCTGGACCGCATCCGGTCAGGCGAAGCTACGCCGTCCGACCTGAATGTGGCGCGCCAGCTTCTGAAGGACAACAACATCGTGGCTGCGCCAAACAACAAGCCCGTGCTGAAGCTGGCTGACCGCATCCCGCAGTTCGGTGACCCTGACCAAGTGCCCGCTAAGATGCCGAAGCAGGCATGAGTTACGACTACCAAGACGAAGCTCTCAGGGACTTCAGGGCCTTCCTCTACCTTGTCTGGGATGAGTTGGGCCTGCCTGACCCGACGCCTGTCCAGTACGACATTGCGCAGTTCCTGCAGCACGGTCCTCGGCGGCGCATGGTCCAGGCGTTCCGCGGTGTGGGCAAGTCTTGGATCACCTCTGCCTATGTGCTCTGGCGGCTGTACTGGAACCCTGCCGAGAACATCCTAGTGGTGTCGGCAAGCAAGGAGCGTGCTGACGCATTCTCGATCTTCACCCAGCGCCTCATCAGGGACATCGAGTGGCTGAACCCGCTGATGCCTCGAGAAGAGGATGGGCAGCGCCGCTCGATGGTGGCATTCGATGTCGGCCCTGCTGGCGCATCTCACGCGCCTTCCGTCAAGTCCGTGGGGATCACGGGCCAGATGACGGGCTCGCGTGCTGACTGCCTCATTGCCGACGATGTCGAGTCGCTCTCCAACTCTGACACCCAACTGAAGCGGGACAAGCTTGGTGAGGTGGTCAAGGAGTTCGACGCCATCCTGAAGCCCAACGGCAGCGTGGTGTACCTAGGCACGCCTCAGACCGAGGAGTCCATCTACAAGTACCTGCCCGAGCGTGGGTACAGCATCAGGGTCTGGCCTGCCCGCTACCCGCGCCCCGACAAGGTTGCGAGCTATGGCGGGGCCAACCGGGAGCTTGCCCCGATGATCATGGAATCCCTCATGACCGATGAGGGCTACCAGACCGAGCTTGAGTGGCAGCCTACTGACCCTGGCCGCTTCAATGAGATGGAACTCATCGAGCGCGAGGCCAGCTATGGGCGTGCTGGCTTTGCCCTGCAGTTCCAGCTTGACACCTCGCTGTCGGACACTGAGCGCTACCCGCTCAAGGCTCGCGACCTGATTGTCATGCCCCTAGACCCCGAGACAGCCCCTGAGCGCGTGGTCTGGTCTGGGGACATCAAGCAGCGCATCAAGGAGCTTGAGTGCGTGGGCATGGCTGGAGACGGCTTCCAGCGCCCCTACTCGACCGATGGGTCTCCTGGAGAGTACCGCTACAGCATCATGGCTGTGGACCCTGCTGGACGGGGCAAGGACGACACCGCTGTCTGCGTGATCAAAGAGCGCCTAGGTAAGCTCTATGTAACGGCGTGGGAGGCGTTCCCTGGAGGCTACGACACCCTGACCCTCCAGAAGATATCCACAATCGCCAAGGAACACGGTGTGCATAAGATCATCGTGGAATCCAACTTCGGTGATGGCATGTTCAACAGCCTGCTGGAGCCGGTCCTGAGCAGGATCTACCCAGTCGAGCTTGAGGAGGTCAGGCACTCCAAGCAGAAGGAGCGCCGGATTGCTGATGTCCTCGAGCCTGTCCTCGGAGCCCATGCCCTCATCCTGGATGAGCAGGTCGCCCGCAAGGACTACGAGACCCGTGGCGACCTCCCCTTCGAAGAACGCCTCAGGCGCATGGGCATCTACCAGATGACCCGCCTCACCCGCCAGAAAGGGGCCTTGGTCCATGACGACAAGCTCGATGCCCTGAGCATGGCCGTCGCTGCCCACCAAGACGCCCTCAAGATCGACGAGACCAAGGCCATCGAGCGCCTCAGAGACGCTGAGTGGGACGATGCCATGGAGTCTTTGTTCAGAGAGCCTCTCAGCGGCCCTCAGAGGCGCGGGAAGACTTGGATGGACTCCATGCTTGGCTAGACCCAAACAGCCCTGAGAACGCCTCTCAGGGCTTCTCAGAGGATTTTACATTCAGGAGACAATCCATGCCCCGAGTCAACGGCAAAGAGTACCCCTACACCAAGGCTGGCAAGGCTGCGGCCAAGAAGGCCAAGAAGAAGGCGATGAAGAAGAAAGCCGGAAAGAAGAAGTGAGGCCGCCGCTAGCAGGGCCTGGACGGCCCTGAGGAGACATGTCCTAAACCCTGCTCCCCTAGGGGGTTAGGATTATTACCGCATCTGTGACACAGAACACCTCCGGCATGAGGGGGGGTAAGGGGGGGAGTTGAGACACTCCTCCCCTAGAACCCTTATAGAAGCCACAGAGCATAACAGTGCTGGAGGTAGGAACTCCTGCGGAGCAGACACCCCTACACCCCACTGACTACTCTGATGAAGAAAACCCTTCTAGCCGTTGTTGTGGGGGCTTCCCTGCTCGCTGGTTGTGAGACCCTGCAAGACCTCTCACAAGCCTCTCTGACCCCCCAGCAGATCGAGCAGCTTGACGAGTACACCGCTCGCATTGCGCAGCAGGAGAAGATCATCGAGGGCCTGGAAGCTCAGGTCATCGAAGTCAGCAAGGCCACCGCCAGAGACCTCAAGAACGGGGAAGTGGCTGATCTGGCTAACCGACTCAGCCTGCTCATGGACATCCAAGAGGCTCACGAAGCCGCTGTGGGTAAGTATCAGCAGGCGATTGAGGAGGAGAGGGTAATCATCACCTCTGGGACCAAGAAAGTGGCCGATGGGTTCTTGGCTGTGGTGGCTCCGTTCATCCCAGCACCCGTCCAGCCCCTCCTGCCCTTCGCCTCGAGCCTGTTGGTGCTTGCTATGTCCACCAGAGCCCGGAAGCATGCCGGGAAAGCTCTGGCCGCTACGGCCAAAGGAGCCCTCGGAGAAGCTCTCAGCAGCACTCTGAAGGCTGTTGGGGCCAAGCACACCTCTGACACCCCTGATGACCTCCTGAAAGACGCTCTGATGGCCGCTCAGGCCGCCTAT